CGATTTTATTTAGAAGAAGTTCGTAAGAAGAAATTAGAAAAAAAAATGGATATTGAAAAGGTGATTTATTTAACAAAAGATTTTCACGAAAAAACACCTGAAGGTGAAGTATTAGATGAATTAGGATTGAATAAATTATGTTGTAGAAGACATATCCTTACTCATGTAGATATTGAATAAATTGTGTAGAATAATATAATAGTGGCGCGTATATATTATTTAGAGCAAAATATAAAAAAATATATTGATAATATAAATGACACATTATAAAAAAACATCCATTAGAAAAAAACATGCGAAAAGACGATCAAACACAAAAAACAAGTCAAGAAAACAACGATTATGGAAAATGAAAGGGTGTGCAAAGTATGCTAATATGAGAGGTGGATGTGGTGCTTGTGGTATGCCAGCTAATAATATGATGATGGGTGGTGGTTGCGGATGTGGAGCACCAGCTAATAATATGATGATGGGTGGTGGTAGATGTGCAGGTGATATATTAGCTTATTCACCCGACTATAAATATAGTTGTAATGATAATTTAGCCTATAGTGGGAAAGGTGGAAGAGGCGGAAGTAATTTTTTTACCGAAAAAAGAAGTAAAAGTCAATCACAATTTATTGATAATAATTTACCCATGTTATTTGGTGGATCTGAAACATGCAATGGTGATAATATGTATCCAGGTGCAACCTATCCTAGTGGTGCTATGGGATCACCATGGACACCTTCTCCATCAACTTGGCCTGGTGTAGCTGGAGTTCAAGGATCAACTAATTATCTAGCGTATAATAATTATCAATATCCTCAAGCAGATCGTATGTTAGTGAATACTGAAGCTATTCCATTTGCATATGGTGGCAAATCCAAAAAAAATACATTTAGAAAACATATCAACAAAACCAACAAAACCAACAAAACCAACAAACATAAAAACAAGAAATACCAAAAAGGCGGCTTACCAACATTAGGTATATTAACAGAAGTAAAAAATGCATGGAATACATTGCGTGGTAATCCTCTAGCAGTTAGTCCATTACCATTTAATAATCAATTAGAAAATCAAAATCAATTAGATGAATTTAATATGCAATAAAAGACATAAAAATAAACATTGTTAATTAAAATATTTTTTTCTATTATTATCTTATAATAGAAAAATGGCATTTCCTAAAAGAATGAAAGATCTTTGCCCACCAGCATTACTATATTTTGTAATTTCCATGATTGGTGTTGTTATTCTTATTTTCCAAAATATTGGAAACAGAAATCACTATAGTTTAGGTAAATTCTCATGTCGCGTTCCAAATACAATGATTGTATTCGTTTTCAAGATCATTTACATTTTATTCTGGACATGGATTCTTAACTTAATCTGCAAGGATGGTTACACAAGTATTTCATGGTTACTTGTCCTTTTCCCATTCATTTTAATGTTTGTTATTATGGGTTTGATCATGTTGAATCGTTAAATAAAAATAACAGTAGTAATACTAATATCAAAGTATTAACAGATAAAAAATAATGAATTATAATATATTGATTCTATTATAATTCATTTCATTTTGGTTTATTTCATTTTATTATTATAAAAAAATTGAAATCATTTTTGAATGTTTATAACTGGATAATTCCAACAGCCGTTTATTTATTCCTATACAATTCATTTGAAATAGTAGTATTTAGTAAGAATAACATGAGATCATTATCGAAATCAAACTCCAAAAAAATAGTAGAGAACACGCTGGATATGTATTCAAAAGAAATATTAAAACAACAATATGAGATACATAAAAATTATGTAATTAGTAGAAAAAACTCGTCCAATATACTGAATATTAGCTTTCGATTACCATGTATTCCAGAAGATATTAGCGAAAATATGATTAAGTTTATTATTCATAAAAATGGCGATAATACATCTACTTGGAATTGCAAAGGAGATCTATTGTCTTCTATTGAAGGAAAACAAGAATGCAAATGTTTTACTTCTACAGGACCCATTTCATTTACACCTTCATCAGAATGGGATTGTATTTACTTTTTGGATGCAACACAATGGCTAAACGACTCTTTTAAATTATATAAATTTCCTTATAAGAGAACATCGGATGAATGGAAAAATATCAAGGTGAATAAAAACCAAACATTTGAAGATCAGTCATTGCAAGGGCGAAGACCTCGAATTAATTGGTCTGGTTTATATCCACAAATAAAAGAAAAATGTTGTTTAGTTTTTGAGGGATCGTTTGAAGATATTGTTTTAGATTGTTCGGATTGTTCGGATAGTGTAAATATCAAAGAATCACATGAATAACTAATTGAAATTTTGTGAATTACAGTATTCAACGTATTTTTCGTGTTGTTCAGCGGTTAAAAGTGATTCCAACATTTGTATTTTATCTAGTAAAAAGTCGATGTTTTTTTAATTGTTGCTTGCATTTTTGGTATGATATTTGCCGCTTCCTCGCGCTCTTTGGCTTGTTCAAGTATCATTTCGTCTACATTTATATCGTATTGCATCACAATTGCTTCTAATTCTGCTTTAGTTTTTTTTCTATGTATGTAAAGTATGAGTCACCATTCTTACGACACCAATGATTTATTGCACCAATCAAATCATATCTAGTATATTTACTTTTCATTTTTATTAGTTGTTGTATATTATAACGTCCATTGTTTAAATCCATTTTTAAATCATTTTTTAGACTTTGTCTCTGTAATCGTATTTATTAACCGTTCAGCTATTAACGAAACCACCGGAATAGAAACAGCATTCCCTATTAATTTGTATAAATTCGCATCCGATATTTTTTTATTTGGCACCTTATAGGTGGTTGGAAACCCTTGAAAATTGAAGCATTCACGAGGTGTTAATTTCCTAATTCCAACGTCGTCTAGTATAAGTGGTACATTGTGACCACCCATTCCCATATTCGCCGTTAATGTTGGACATTCATTACTTTTGTTCTCTCGAACATAGACTCGTCTATACTGATAGATCGTATCTTTTTTTGTAATTCCACTTTTAACCAGATCCCAGGTTTTCGATTTTTCTGTGTAATAGTATTTTTTATCGATTGTGGTTGTTGTATTCTGGGAGTTACTAGAAGCACTCTCAAAAAACGATCCAACTGGTAGTTTTGGTATTTTTTCAAATTCCAATGAAAATTGATCATACACTTCTTTTGATTTCATACAAACAATATATATTCTCTCTCTATGTTGAGGGATGCCTGTTATTTCAGCCGTATTTAAAACTTTATAATGTATATAATATCCTCTCTCTGTTAATGATTTTTTAATAACTTCAAATGTTTTTTTATTATCGTGTGAAACTAGGTTTTTCACATTTTCCAAAATAACATATTCAGGTTTATGATAATCAAGGATTTCTAATATTTTCCAAAATACATTGGACCTCGGATCATTGAACCCCTCTAATTTACCAGCAATACTAAATGGCTGACATGGAAATCCACCAGTTAATATATCGTGTTTGGGTATTTCTTCGACTTTTACATCATGAATGTCTTTTAGTGTTAATTCATGATTCTGAAAATTCTCATCATATATTGTTTTTGAAGTTTCTACCATGTCGTTTGCAAATACACATTCTACATTACCAGTCTTTTCAAATGCTAGTGTAAATGCACCAGTTCCTGCGAACAAATCAATCATTTTCATTTTTTCTGTTTTGTTTTCATTTGTGGTTTTATTATCGGTTTCCATTGTTATATGATATAATAAACTATTTATATCATGTAAATAAATCATAAAACATATCAATTTTAATTATTATAGACACTCAACATAGATGCATTATGTGTGTTATCTAAAATTGGTTTAAAACTTGATGCATTGTTGTTAAATGAAAGATTGATATTATTATTTTGTATAGTCATTTTTCCTACCATTTCTTGTTCTAAAGTATAAGGGAATTCATTTTGATTGAATGCTGAATATTGGTCGTTTTTCTTACTTTCAGATGGAATATAATTTTTCAAATCACCTCCTCGTAAAGCAACGCTTGATCTACGAATTAATTCATACGCGACAAACAATGCTAAAATACCTAAAATAGGGTTGGAGGTAGATAATATACATAAAGCTACAATAATAACAGCTATTTTACCGACAGGTGTATCTACCAATTCAGCAAGACTCATAGGAGTATTGTATCCCATAATTAAATAAATGACAAACAATATGGATAATATTAATTGGCCCATGTTCTCTTTCTTAAATAAACTGGAAAATTCCTTCATTTATGATTTCTTGTATTATAAATGTATTTATATTATAAATATATATATAAAAATATATTTTTTATTTTTATGGGATAGACAAATACAATAAAAATTGATGCTAGATTACTATATTCTAAATAGTATTAAACACTAATAACGTACATATATAACACCATATAGAGAGAAAATGAAACCATATTTGGGTAAAAAAGGATATACAATACTCAAAAAGGATTTATCGTCGGAACAAATCAAAAAAATAAAAACAGATTTAACAATTAAACCTCATGTTCATGGATCGCCTTGTCAAGATACGCAAAATACTTATTTTGTTTATAGAGAATCCAATAATAAAATATATGTGCCTCAGCATTACGGTATTAAAGAATTCGGGCCTCCATCCAAAATAGAATTGTCGGAAGGAGAGAACATCGATTTGGAGTTTAACGGACAATTGCGCGATTATCAAATTCCCGTTGTTGAAAAATATATGGAACATATATCCAAAAGTGATGGAAGTGGTGGGTTACTAGAATTACCATGTGGTTTTGGAAAATGTTTGGGGAAGGGTACAAAATTAATGTTGGCGAACGGTGAATTTGAATTGGTTGAAAATATTAAAGTTGGAGATTTACTTATGGGGGACGATTCCACACCACGAAAAGTATTATCCTTAGCTAGAGGTAGAGAACAAATGTATAAAATTAGTAGTAAGAAAGGGGATGAATATATATGTAATGAAAGTCATATTTTATCATTGAAGTGTTCTACCTATTATACTAAAAAATTACAAAAAGGAGACATAATAGATATATCTGTAAAAGATTTTTTGAAACTACCTAAATCTTTTCACGGTAGAGGTGGCCCATTACTAGGATACAAAACCCAAATTATATTTAAAGAACAAAAAGTGGATTTTGATCCTTATTTATTTGGTTTTTGGCTTGGTGATGGAGCTAGTAGATCTAGTAAAATTACAACACAAGAAGGATGTATCCTTAAATATATAGTCGATTTGTTTAAAAATGAATATACAGATTTATATTTAAGATACCATTCGAAATATGATTATAACATATGTAGTTTAAAAAAAACAAACAGATTTATGACATTTCTTAGAAATAATAATTTATTGAATAATAAACATATACCTTATGAATATAAATGCAATAGTAGAGACATTCAACTTAAAGTATTAGCTGGGTTGATAGATTCTGATGGATACAATAAAACAAATTGTTATGAAATTATGCAAAAAAATAATGAATTAGCAGAAGATATTGTATATTTATGTCGTTCATTGGGTTTTGCATGTTATTCAAGAAAATCTAAAAAAACTTGCTATAATTCAAAGAATGGACCAAAAGAAGGCATATACAATAGAATATCGATTTATGGTGCTGGGATGGAAGAAATACCAGTATTATGTAAAAGAAAACAAAATTTAAATCGAAAACAAATTAAAAACGCGCTTGTTTATCGTATAAATATAGAAAAATTAGAGGAAGACGATTATTATGGGTTTGAAATAGATGGTAACAAAAGATTTGTTTTAGGTGATTTTTCGGTTACACATAACACATCAATTGGTTTAAATGTTATAACACGCCTTAAAAAGAAAACCATCGTGATCGTTCATAAGGAATTTCTAATGAATCAATGGATTGAACGCATACAGCAGTTTTTACCAACCGCGAGAATAGGCAAAATTCAAGGCCAAGTAATTGACATTGAAAACAAAGACATTGTTCTTTGTATGTTACAAAGTCTTGCTATGAAAGATTATCCGGTCACTATGTTTGACAGTTTCGGATTTATGATTATTGACGAAGTACATCATATATCAAGTGAGGTTTTTTCCAATTCACTTTTCAAAATCGTAACGCGTTATATTTTGGGATTATCCGCTACAATGAATCGTAAAGATGGTACATCCTTTGTATTCAAAATGTTTTTGGGAGATGTGGTTTTTAAAGGAAAACGCGAAGAAAAAATGTCGGTAGAGGTACGAGCCATTGAATATAAAGCAAATGATGATGAATTCAACCATGTTATAACTGATTTTAGAGGAAACACATCTTATAGCAGTATGATTACTAAATTATGTGAATACAACCATCGAAGTGAGTTTATTTTAAGGGTTCTCATGGATCTTTTGAGAGAAAATGAAAATCAACAAATAATGATATTGGCACATAATAAAAACTTGTTAAAGTATTTGTTTGACGCTATTAAACATCGTAATATTGCTAATAGTTCCGTTGGATACTATATAGGAGGCATGAAAGAGATGGCACTAAAAGAAACAGAAACGAAAAAGGTGGTGATTGCTACATATGCAATGGCGTCGGAAGGATTAGATATCAAAACATTGACTACTCTGATCATGGCTACTCCAAAAACAGACATTGAACAATCTGTTGGGAGAATTCTTCGAGAGAAGAATGATAATGGACCGTTGGTAGTAGATATAATTGACTCACATGAACCATTCAAAAATCAATGGAAAAAGAGGAAAACATTTTATATGAAAGAAAAATATAAAATAATTAAGACTTCGAATGAAGTTTATATGAATAGTCCAGGTAATATATGGGAAACAGTTTATGATCCTAGTTGCAAAAAAGAGTCATCATTCAAATCCAAAAAACAAACGACCATATGCGATTCAGATGGTGACCCTTTTCTACAAGGAAAATGCTTTATAAAAATTTAGTTATTTATAGTTTTGCATATGGACTAATTGGTGTAGGACTGGCCAATGCTGAATTTATTTGTGCATCACTGCTAGGAACATGGAATCCATATCCAGATGATGCACCAGTTTCGTTATATGAAAGCTTAACACCAGCATAGTCTTCGCTACTAGGGAAATTACTGTATCCTAATTCTGCCATAGCACCACCTTTTTGCATTTTACGCATACGCTTTCCCATTCTGTGTTTTTTGGAAGACCCATGTCTTCTTGATTTTTTAATGTATTTTTTGGAAATTCTTCGTTTAATTTGTTTTCTTTGTTTTTTTGTGTATCTCATTTTATATATATTACTAATATTTTTAATTTTTCTTTTTAATAATTTAAATGATTTTACGTGTTTGACACGTTTTTTACCTCCACTCATACAAATGCCTGGAGCAATTCCAGCAGCAGCATCCATATTACAACTAGCACCAAATAATCCTCTTGGTGGTATTTCATTACTACCGAAATTGGCTGGATTATTTGTGTTATTCACATTTACAAATGCTCCATTTATATTATGATTTGGTGGATATTCACTATATCCTAAATTGGAAGCTTCTGATCCAGACATGATTTATGAATAATATATGGGTTATATATATTATTCATATATTTTATTATATTTTGTTTGGTAGATTATTTGTTTGTTTGTTTCATTTGTTTTGATTTATGCAAACCTACCGGTTCTGTAATTCCGCACTTGTCACAATTTTTGCATCCTTATCAGCCAACGAGACTGGATACCATTTTTTAAATTTATAATTGTATTTACATTTCATCGGATATGTTTTTTCTAAATAAACGAATTTATCAATGTTGTCATTTTCAAACTCATCTTCATCATCGCTTTCTTCTAATCTATCTAAATTATCATTTTCTTTTATATTTCTAAATAATTTATTCATCATAACACTAGTATTATAATTTGGAATATAAGCAGTGTCATAAAATTTCTCGGTTTTGGTATCATGGCTTAACATATACAAATTATAAATATCATTTTGAATGTTTGGTTTAATAATAAAGACATGTTCCTTATTAAAAATGTTTTGTTTATAATTTTCTTTATTGGTTTTGTATGGTGTATTTTTTTTATTGTATTGTATAGTTGTTTCACTGTATAAAGGTGGTTTTTTACTAGGCACTTTGTTTAATATATCAACAATATTTACTTTGATTGGTGTATCTGTAACGAGATTTTCTTTATCCGAATGTTTTAGATATTTTATTTTTTCACATTTCTCATTGTTATCATTAAAATTTTTGCATAATATAACATCTATTTTATAAGGTAATAATTCTATTTGTTTCGTCAATTCTGGTAGGTCTTTATTTATTAATGGTAATCCAATTATGTTATTTGAAGATGTGTTGTTATTATAATTTGCATATGCATTTACAAAAGGTAAAGTAAAGTTTTTGTTGTTAAAAACATCTTGAAAAATAATAAATTTTTCTATTTCTGTCAATCTAGATACATCATTTTCCTTATAAAATAAGACATCTTCCAATGTTATATACGAATTTTGCTTTCCTTTAATATAAAAATTAGTCCCCCTAAAAACAGTGTTTATTAATTCATTGGTAAAAGGAACAAATATTTTTTTATAAACTTTTAGTTTTTTAAATGCATATGTTAATAAAAAACATGCTTTTTTATTATTATAACTAGTAAACCAAATAATATATTTTTTGCCTTCTGGTATAGCACTATAAAAATCATATTTTGGTATGTTTGATAATTCATCATTTGTATGAAATTTTGCTATATTTTCATTACAACATTTCATATTTATTTGTGGAAAATTGGTTAAAATAGCATTTGTTTCATGCTCGTTAAACATTGGTGATTTTGAATACGATTTTTGTTTTATGCTGTTAGAATATTATGTTTAATTATCACTTGAGTATACAGTTATATATTACTATTTTTTTATATCTGTTTAAAATATTATATTTACATAATGTTACATAGGTTCACAAATAATTCAACGTATTTACGAATTATAAATATTATTTGTCATTTGTTGTTTTAAGAATTTTTTTAATTCGTTTTTCATATCATCCCCTACTACAGGTAAATTATTTATATTAGTAGATTGATTTATATCACTATTTAAATTTTCACTAGTATTACTGTATTTATTGCCACCAGTATTTTTACTTAAAATGTTTAAAATATGCTCATATTTTTGCGTTGGAACATTGACTAAATCTTTCACTTTTGGGACAGTTAATGTGTTTTTGAAAAATTCAAGTAAATGATGTATTAAAAATATAAAAATAATCGATATTATAATAGTTTTGATAGTCCAATAAATCATAAATTTGTTTTGTTTTTATTATACAGAATACTAATAACTATTCTTTATAATAAAATATCGCATATATAACATATTGATATTTTACGTATTGATATTTGTATATTGTATAAACTACTTAAACCTATTCATACGCTATTATTTATATCTTGAGTAAATCTATCCAGTAATGTCTAAATCGAATAATACTAACATAATACTAATTGATAAATTTGGAAAAATGAAAACTTTGCAGGTAAATACAAAAGATTTTAAAAAAGAAGATTTATATAAAAAATGTGGTTTCAAAAAAGACAATGATTTTTCCAAACAAACCGAATGGAAAATAACTGTTGCAAAACAAAAATATAAGATTTCTGTTTATGCTAAAACGGATGGCAGAGCAAACACAGAAAATAAATATGATTTTCCACCACCTATTGATAATACCTTATTTTTTGGTACTTGCGCTGTAATTTCTGAAATAAAAGACTCGGAAACTAATGGATATAAATTATCCGATTTATCGATTGATTTATGGGAAAAAATATATGAAAAATTATTTGGAGGATTTGAAAATTTAAATGATACTGCATATGAGGATGAAAAC